TGAGATGGGTGCACGGGGAACAGCGTTGGCCCAGAAAAATTGGATGGACCACCATAAGCCAGAAAACTATGACTCGCTGGAAGAATATCAGCAGGCAGCTTTTGCAGATGGTGTGGTCAACCCACTGTACGGAAACCAAACAGCAGAGAAGATTAGAAGCATCTATGGCGTAAAAACTATGCCGGACCAGAACAACGTAGCCGAACGGGCGCTGCATGCAGCTGCAACTAAAAAGCGGGAAATCAACAGGGATGCGTTTGAGAAAACCCTGTCTTATTTTGGCGGCAGCATGGAGGAGTACGACAAGTGGCATAAGAGCTTGCCTAAGGAAAAAAGATCTGCCGTTAACAACTGGGAAACTGCGCTGGCCGCACTACAGGGCGGAGAGGGGCAAGAAGATAAGCAGTACAATGCTGCGATTGATATGCCTGATGCTGTTTCTGATGCGGGGTATTACTCAGGCATGGATGAGTCTGGGATGTTTGACTCTTCTTTTGAGTTCCTTACACCCACTCTTCAAGGCCCATCGATGGCAGAAGTTCAAATGGGTTACCCTGACATGACTCTAACGGGCCCATCAATGGAAGAAGTGCAGATGGGCTACCCTAACATATCCGAAGAGCAGGCGGCTGGGATGATTACCATGCCGTCTCCTGAAGATATAACAATGCTTCCTCGAGAAACCCCGGAAGAAAGCCAGATGCTTGCTGGGCAGTTTGGCGGAATGGATGCAGGGGATGGTTATGTTAATTTTGTAGACCCCAACGAAATAAGTATCCAGGACCAAATAAACGCTATCCAGGGACGACTGCCGAGCGGGTCAACCCAGCTTACTATGCCTTCGCCAGAAGATATCTACGTGGGCCCGAACCGAGTAGGCATGCCATCTGTAGAGGATATTTACGTGGGTCCAAACCGGGTAGGTATGCCAGCAATGGAGGACATACAGATTGGGCCAAGAGATGAGATGATGGCAAGCATGAACCCCGAAGACATGATGAGCCGATATGCAGACCCTGCGGTTGATGCCGCACCTGACGGAATGTTTAGCCAGGAGACGGCGCCACTGTCTCAGATTCAAGACCAAGTCATGGCAGCTCAGTCTCCCGATGCAGGCTCCACAAGCTCTACTGGAGAAAAGAAAACAAGACGACGACGACGACGAGAATCCAAGGGGTTTAGAGCGCACCAAAGAAGAAAGATGGATGAAACTCTTGCTAGAGCCCACGATAGAGAAGCAAGGGAACTAGGCCTAGAGTTCGGGGCGCCGCCTGTCGACCCCAGTATGCAGTTTGGACCATACGCAGAGTTTGGCGAGCCAACCGTTTTTCCGGCAGGTTATGACCGCAGCCTTGGGTATGTTCCCCTGCCCCAGTTATCCCCAGAGCTACGAAGAGCGCAGACAAGAGACAGGCTAAGGGAAATGAGGCTACAGCCTGCAGCGCCAAGCCCCCAAGGAAACCAGCCACTGTTTAACCCAGGGGCAATCCCAACCAGCGACATAAGAAGACAGCTACTGATGCGTCAATTAGACAGAGCAGGAACAGGGAGATACTGATGCCATACAAAGATTCAATCGGACAGCCAGCCGGATACGGTGCAAGCAATCCTCACGGACCCTTGCAGGCAGAGGATATGTTTGAAGATGCGGTTATCCATGAGCACGTAGGAAACCCGCTCACTGATGGCGAGGCATATGAAATGGAAATGGGACCAGAAATGGGTCAGATTCCGGCGCAGCCTCAAATGCCAGGCCAAATGCCAATGGGTGAAATGGGACCAGAAATGGGTCCAATTGAAGAGCAAAGCATGGACCCGGCTGACGCTGGCGCTATGATGCGTGAGCGATTGCGTAAGCGACAAGAGCAGTTGAACAACGCTTCAATGCGATTTATGGAAGTAACACACGAACTTAACAAGTGAGGGCAAGATGCCTGAAGAAACCAAGAGCGTTGATTTTGCTGGTGTCATTGATGGCTACACGGAGCCAGATAGGTACGACCCAACCGAGGAAGACAAGGAGCTTTCGGCAAAGCTCAAGGAGTGGTTTACTCAGGCTCATGACTCAAAGCAGTACTATGAGCGCGACTGGGAGCTTTATCGTCTTTACCTAAAAGGTGACCAGCTGGTTGTCCGACACAAAGACACCGGGGAGATTGTCCGTCTTACTGCCGAGGACTCTAAACGGCTTCGCAGTGTTAACAATGTACTGCGCCCCACAGCTCGCTCACTTGTGGGCAAGCTTACCCGGACTGTTCCTACATGCACTGTCCTACCTGCTACGTCTGACTTTGAAGAGCAGCATGGGGCAAGAGCTGCGTCTGGGTTCCTGCAGTATTTAAGGCGCAAGGAAAACCTAGATGTTAAATATCTGGACGTAAACAACAAGCTTCCATGGGCAGGCAATTCGTTTATGCAGGTATCGTGGGACAATGCAGCGGGAGAAGATATCTCTTACTGTGAGGTTTGCGATTACTATGAGTACACGCACGAAAGCGTTGGTGAAGAGTGCCCGCAGTGCGGAGCACAAAAGGAAGCCGAAGCCGACATGATGGCCGAAAGAGAAGCGGCTATTGCATCTGTCCAAATGCAGGATGCAGCATCTGGCGCCATTCCCCATCCTGTTGAGCTGCCTGAACCGGAAGAACTGCAGATGGGGCCGCTGCCGTACGATGCGCCCACACCCCCACTTATACCTGCCAATGAAGGCGACATTAAGATACGAGTGCGTGATCCTCGAGATGTTTTTATTGAGCCAGGGGCAGAGTCACTTGAGCAGGCTCAGGTCATATGCCTGCGAGAAGTTGTCCCTGTTGCAGAAGCAAGGGCACGCTTTCCTGAGTTTGGAAGCATCATTCAAAGCGAAGGGGACCTGCAGTCAGACCGCACAGCTGAGCTGCGCTATAACACTGTAGACACCTACGGCAACGTGGAGCGCCTAGACGACCACTGTTTTATTTATGAGTTCCACGAGAAGAAGACGCCGCAGTACCCTAAGGGCCGGTGCATCTTTATGATTAACGACAATGTAGTCAGGGAAATGGAATCCCCGTATTACATGTTTAAGCGGTTCCCTATCTTTCATTTTATGTTCGATAAAAACGATGGCGAGTTCTGGGGCGAGCCCTTCCTTGCCCAGTCATGGCACCGGCAACGTGAGATTAATCAGGTCGAGACCCAGATTAGAGAGCACGTAGAGCTTCTACTGAGACCTAAGTTTTTCAAGGCTATCGGTTCAAGAATCACAGCAGACGAACTAACTGCGACATCTGCACAGGTTGTTACCTATAACGCAGCAGCAGGCCGAAACTACTTTGAAACTCCACCGCCAGTCCCGCAAGATGTTTTTCGACGCAACGCGCAATTAGCTGCAGACATTCGACAGCAGGCAGCAGTAACCGACCAGGAGGCGGGGATTACTATGTCCGACCCAAATGGTCGAGCCATGGCAATTATTGAGGCTGAAGCTGACCAGCAAGTTGGTCCAATTATTATGCGGAACAATTCTGAGTGGAAAGAAATGCACCGCGCTGCGTTATTGTTGGTCCAGGCATATTATCATCCTGACAGAAAATTTACTGTTATTGGTCCAGATGGAATGCAGACGTACAGCTTTGATGCAATTCAGTTATCTCCTGGGTTTGATATTCACTTAGAGCAAGAAGATGGCTTAAGTCGAAACCCGGCAGTTCGCATGACCCAGGCAATGGACCTGTTAAATGCCGGCGTGTTCATGGACATGCAAACAGGTCAGCCGGACATGAAAGCCTTTATGCGTCACGCCAAGCTAAGGCTTCCGCAGTCTGGTTACGATGCTGAATCTACTGAAAGAGCTGTAGCCAGCCGTATTCCTTACCTAATTGAGAATGGTCAGACGCACTACCCGTCTGTTGAGGATGACCCGTTCATCTTTGCGGAGGAGCTTCTTGGATGGCTTCGTGGGCCGGGCCGACGTTCGTCCGACGAGGTTAAAGAAATGGTGCGACAGGTCTGGATGTTTTACACAGCGTGGGCATCTCAGGGCATGCCTCCTGGCGAGGTTGATGGAATGGGTGGCGGCATGGGTGGGCCCGGTGTCGGCGGTCCAGACCAAAGCGCTCCAGGCGGAACAATGAACAGGCCAGGCAGAATCCAAGAGCCGGGAAGATCTGGCAGCATTGGACAAGAAGCTGGCCAACAGGTGGGCATGGCCGACAGGCAAGCAGAGCAGACTGCCAGAGTGACCGCTAACCGCGAAGGTTAACGCTGGTACACATGTATCCATCGGGCAACTCCCGTACACATTTAGACTCCATGTGTTGACACAAACTGTATCCAGTTGTTTAATTGGACTGCAATTTGTGGATTGCATCGAGTCGCGCCGTAAGCGCTGTAGTTGATTCACGAAGAGCACCTGTTCGTTTAGCAAAACGTAATTTGCAAAGAAAGAGGATTGAGATGGCAGATGTTTCGATGGGTAATGTGGATGTTCTAAGTAACAACGAAGGGCTTCCGCTAGAAGGCGCTGTTGACGATTCAGCAGCTCATGACTTCGCTGAGTTTCAGGGATTAAGTGATGAGCTTGGAGAGGCAGCAGGGTTTGGTGAAACAGATGTTGAGGATGAGCTAGAACAAGACCTTGCTGATGAGTCAGGGATTGACAGTTCTTCTTTTGAAGAAGGAGCAGAGGAGCCAGAGGAAACAACGGCACCAAGCTCACGGGCGCAAAAAAGAATCCAATCTTTAGCAAATCGCAACAAGGCCCTTGAACAGCATGTCCAACAGCAAAACCAGTATTTTCAGCAACAGCTTGCCCAGATGCAGTATCAAATGCAGTTCCCCT